CCGCGGCGGCCTGGGCCGCGGAGCCGGCGAACAGCCAAGCGAGGGAGGTGAATGCCAGCAAGTAGCCAACGGCCTCGATGCGCGTGCACTGCCGCCAGGCCATCAGCCCGAAGGTCGCGCCGATGAGTCCGCTGGCCACGATGACGATGTGCGGCGCCAGCACCTCAGCCAGCGCCACGCCGACGAAAACGGCCAGGAGCTTCGTGGCGAGCACCAGGGTGTCGGTAGGGCCGGTCATGGGTAGGCCCTACCGGCCCAGACAGAGGCGAAGGACCTGTAGACCTTGAGGTCATTGTCGGTGATGGCGGCGTCAGATCCGACCGACAGCGCGAGCCGCTTGCCCGCCAGGGTGTCAGTGCCGAGGGTGTACTTCCCGGTGTCGGCCTGGACGAGTGCAGTAGCCTCCCCAGCGTCGTGCCACATCACCACATTCGGCGTCCCGTCGCTAGGCATCTGCACAGTCATCCGGTCGGTGGAGTCAAACAACATCCCGTAGCGGCCGCTATCCATGGCAGCGAGGAAGGGCCGGTTGTTGGCCACGTTCTGACCCATCCCGTATCCCAGCGGCGACCCTGCGGTGCGATTAGCCAGGCCGTACTGCCCGCACACCAGCGCGCCCACCGGGCCGCCCAGCACGGGCGCGCCGCCCGAGCCGTCGCTGTTGACGAACGCGCCGGCCTTGTCGTCGCGCATGTAGTGGGCCTGCGCGCCGCGACGCCGCGCGCGCGCCATGGCCAGCGCCTCCACGCTGCTCATGCCATCCAGCACGTAGCGCATCCACGTCACCATGTCGGCGTGCTGCTCGGTGTTGTCGGTCTCAGCGTCCCAGATGGCGCAGCGATCGGCGGCCCCGCGCGCGGTGTAGGCCGCCTTCACCTTGAGGCCGGCATCCGGGTAGTGGAGCGGCGACATGTTCGGCTGCGCGTCCCAGGCGTCCAACTCAGCCTTCGTCACCAGCCGGTCGAAGTACGCCGCCTCGTGCATTAGCACCAAGTGCGGCAGCGTGTTGACGGTCGGGATCGCGTCGATGGCGTTTTGCCAGCGTGGGTCGTCCGGGTTGGCGGCCAGCACTGCGGCGTGGTCCGCCGGCACGATGTAGAGCTCACAGAACCGCTGCGTCGAGTAGGCGATCTGGGCGTTGATGCCCCAGATGCCCTGCAGGCGCGAGGACTGCCGGCCGGCGTAGGTGCCCGCGTAGGGGTCTGCCCGGTCAGCCTGCAGCGACTGCCAAATGGCCAGGTTGCCGCGGCTGCGGCAGACACCGAAGAACTTGGCCCGGTCCAGGCTGAGCGCCTGGTGCAGAGAGCGCAGGTACTGCAGCGCCAGGCCCACGTCGATGTGCGGCGCTCCCTGGTCAACGTTGGTGACGGGGTGCCTAAACTCGACTGCGGCAAACGCGTAGCCGGCTGCCAGCGCAGGCGTCTTCACGTAGGTCCCAACCGTGCCGCCAGAGCCAACGATGCGATCCGCCCCGTTGGCGTGGAAGTAGATGACCAGCGGCCACCCGCCCTCCGGCGGCGTGCCGCTTGGCACGTCGATGTCGATCACCTGCGCGAACGTGCCCTTCCCCGGCTCCGGCCAAGTCGCGGCCCCGTACGGGACGGCGGTCCAGCTGGTGGACGTGCTGCGGTAGGCCTCGATGCTGGCCAGGTCGGGCACGGACACGGGCGGAGGCTCGCCCTGAGAGAACGGCCGGAAGATGGGCACCGTCAGGCCGCCGAGGGCAGACAGGTCCGCGCCGACCTTGCATGCCGGCGCGGTGCCGATGGCGACCGGGTTCTGCTGGATGAATACGCCCTTGGGCATGCTCACCTCGTGGCAGCCGGGCTGACCGTGGCCGTGCCTTCAACCGGGCGCAGCACCGCGCCGTCTGGCGCCACCAGCCGCAGATCCCACACAACCTCTGCCGGAGCGGCCAGCGTGGCCGTCTTGCTGGCCTTCAGCTTCCACTTCACCGTGCCATCGGTGCCGAGGATGATGTAGCCGTCGGCACTGACCACCTCGGAGATCTCGAACAGCGGCGACGTGTCGGTGTACGCCGCGCGTCCTTGAATCTTCGCGGTGTAGCCGGTCAGGTCCAGCGGCTCGCCGGACGTGGCATCGGTGACGGTGATCGCGTCATCCCAGTCCGCGTACTGCGGGATGATGACTTTGTAGATCGTGGCGGGCATGCCGCCGGATGCTAGGGAGCGGCATCACGGCTCCACGGTGGCCCTCAGGTAGAACGTGCCGGAGCCGATGATGTTGGTGCCGGCCGAGGAATCCGCCACGCTGATGAGAAGCGTGCACGCCTCCTCGCCTGTTCCAGACCTGGTGAGCTCCCACGTCTTGTCGGCGTCGAGGTGCTGCCACACGTCCAGGCCGCCCACGCCAGGCGCCGTCCCGGAGATGAGCTCAGCCTTCACCCAGTAGCCGGACCCAACGCCGGCCGCCTGAGGCGAGTACCACGTCGACCGCGCGTTGTAGGAAGTGGTCGTGGTGCGCACCGAAATGTCGCCGTCAGATTCGAAGCGGATCCCGACCGTTTTCGAGCCGCCGCCTGAAGCCACGCCGAAGGCCGACACGCTGCGGAACGTGTCCACCGGACCCGGGCCAGTCGCTCCCTTGCTCTTGGTGAGGACGAAGCGGCGAGTCACCGATGGGTAGCCCGAGCGCGTCGCGGTGATGTCAACGTAGCCAGAGTCAACGGCCGACGTCATCGCGGTGACGGTCACAGTGTTGACCGATCGCGTCGAGGTGACCCCCGTGGAGTTGGTCCGGCTGAACGTCCAGGACGACGACGTGTCGGTGAGCCCCTCGTAGATCACGAGGGTGGAGACCGCGCCGGCATAGCTGCTCACGTTGCCGAGGGCATCAGACGGCAGCGTGTGCGACTGGTTCGTGAGATCCGCGGTGATGGCGTCAGATCCGTCGCGCAGGCGCACGATGGTTTCCGTGTCCGTCAGCCCGGACAGCGTGGCCGTGACCACGGCGTAGTGGGCGGTGCCGAACTGCGTGTGAGTGAGCGTCCTGGTGTTGCCAGTGCCTCCGAGGGCCACGGTGCCGAGCGACGCGCCGGCGGCGTCGTACCGTGTGCAGGTGAATGTCGCCGTGCCGCTCAGGTTCTGAAGCGCGGCCGTGAAGGTGATGGTCTGCGACGTTGGCAGCGGGCTGCCCGCCTTGTCGTACGTGAAGGCCTGGGCGGTGCACTGCAGAGACAGCAGCGGAGCGTCCCCGCCGTCGGCGCCGTCCACCACCTTGGAGATGGTGACGTCGTCGGAGTAGGTGGACACGGCGTCGGTGACCGATGCGCGGATGCGTGCCGAGTCGGTCGTGAGGTCGGCGGCCGTCAGCGTGCGCGTGTCTCCGGTGCCCGTGAGCGTGGCAGTGCCAGAGACGACCGACCACACCACAGCGCCCTTCAGCCCGCCCTTCCGCTCAGGCGTGAGCGTGATGCTCGACGGCGTGACGCCACCGGCCTTCGGATACAGGAAGGTGAGCGCAGACGCCTTCAGCACCACGCCCTTCCCGTTCAGGCCTGGGTCGAACCCGGCCGGCGTGCCGGTGATCGTGTAGGTATAGGCCGTTACGTCCGCCAGGGACTGGACGTTACGACCGTACCGGTTGAAGCTGCAGGCCTTGATGCGGATCTGCTTGCCGACCAGTGCGGCGTCCAGCGGCCCGGACCGCGCCACACGGTCATCGATGCGCACGAAGCGCGAGTTGTCCGCCCTGGCGTTGGCCGGCGAGCTGTACGCGGCGCGCACCAAGCCCGAGAGGGTGTAGGCGCCGGGCCCCGTCAGCGTGGCGCCCTCATAAGCGACATACTCCGGCGTGGTGCCGCCGAGGTAACACAGCGTCACGAGGTTCTGCGCGTCGTCCAGTGAGCCAGGCGCCAGCTCGGCATCTCCAAGCTCGTCCACCGCCATTGACGACGAGACGTCGGTGATGGCGCCGTTCAGCCGTCCGTACCGTGACGCACCATAGATGGTGGCCATCCGCTGGTAGTTCGTGCCGTCGAAGCTCACCCACACATGGCAGCCACCCCAGTCGGCGTTCAGCCCGCGGGCGGCCACCATCACCTCGATGCCGGTACCGTCGGCCAGAGCAGCCGGACCTTCGAAGATGGCCGGCGTGTCGATGTTGCCCGGGTCGGCGTTGTAGTTGTGCAGGTATCCGCCCGGCACCTCGACCGTGTACGCCGTCGGCGCGGCCGTCCCGAGCGGCCAATCCTCCAGCGTGAGCGACAGGAACCCGTCCTGGTCCTCATCGATGCGCGTGATGCGCATAGGCCAGAGCTCGTCGCCCAGCACCGGATCGGCCACGTTCACCAGGTCGCCCACATCCAGCAGGCAGAACGCCCAGGGCAGCCGGCAGGTGCCACCGCCGGCGATGTTGAGGTCGCGCTGCATGGTGAGCTGGGCCACGAGGCGAGCCACGTTTGCGTCGCAGATCCACGGCGCGGTGATGGTGCTCTTCGTTCGTCGGCCGTTGAGCGCGATGTCGCCGTCGTCCTGCGCTTCGGCGATGCTCTTGTTGTAGTAGTTGGCCCGATCGTTGTATTCGACCTTGACGTGGTTGTAGCGGTCGTCCGACTGCCTCACCGTCCGCGTGAACGGCGGATTGCCGATCATCCAGTCGTCGGTGAGGTCGTAGACGGGCGTGGTGTTTGGCGTGTATGTCACGCCGTTGCCGGTGATCTCCACGTCGCACAGCGGCAGCACCTTGATGGTGTTGTAGCTCTGCACCACGATGCTGTTTGTCAGCTCGCATGCACGCTGCAGCAGGTCGCCGCCGCGCATCTGCGTGGTGAGCGCCGGGCTCATGAGCAGGCCGGCGGCCTGGCAGTAGGCGATCCAGTCGGACACGTCAAGCGCGCCGGCCGGCAGGCCTGCGCCGATCTCTGCATGGCCGAGCAGCCAGGCCACGAACTCTGCGATGTTGCAGTCCGGCTTCGTGGAACCGTGGCGGTAGGCACCGAACCCAACCACCTCCATCGAGTGGTTCTCGATCGACGCGCCCGAGCCAAGGGCGTAGTCCTGGCCGTGCAAGTAGGCCAAGTATGGGTAGGAGCGCGCGCGCGACGGGTCGCTGCTGGTTACCCAGGCTGGCGCCGTCTGGTCCGCGGCGCCGTAGGCGAAGGACAGGCCCAGGGTGGTCAGGCCAGGGTGTGCCGGAGTGACCGTGGCGTATTGGTAGGCGATGGTGAGCGTCTTCCCGCGCCACGCGTCGCGCAGCACGGTCAGCGTCGTGCCGACCACCTTGTAGTCTGCCTCGTCGGACAGGACCTGGACCTTGCCGGCGCCCGAGTAGGCCACCAGCGGCGCGCCTATGAACGCCGCCTGCGGCAGCGTGTAGGTCATGGCGCCTGAGGCCGGCACCGCGTACGTGCTGGTGGAGCGCGCGATCTGCGTGCCGGTCGGGCCGCCGTTGTAGAAGGACTTGCCCTTCCAGACGTCACCCGCATAAACGCGTCCGTGCGCGACCCCCATGATCACGGAAACGGTGTAGCTGTACGTGGTGTTCTGCGTCTCCACGCCGCCCTTGCCGCCTTCCGTCTCGGTCTTTGGGTGAGCCGTGAAGTCGAAGTAGTCGATCAGGTTGCCAGCGACTCGCGCCACGCCACCAACCACCGGGATGACCACGCCGTGGGCCGACGATTGCAGGGTCAGCGCCTCGAGCTTGGTCTCGCTGTTGCGGATGGTCTGCCCGCTCACGGGATGATCCTCCAGTACTGAACGCTCTCGGAACCGGCCAGCGGCTGCTCGGAAGCCGCGCGGCAGAGGGTCACCCCGCGCCGCGCCTTGATGAAGCTGTGCAGCACCAGCGGGTCGGGCCCGCCCTCGATCACGATGCCGCCGTGGCTGTGGGTGAGACCGAACTTCCAGACGCCGATGTCGCCGGGAAGCGGGTCGCCATCGATGCGCCAGGCGCCCGCGTGCGCCAGCCACTCCAGGTAGAGCTCGCGCTCGTGATGCAGGTGCCACTGCACCGGGTAGTCGCCCAGGTCGATCGGGGCGATGATCCCAGCCTCCTCATAGACGGCGGCCAGGATCTGGGCGCAGTCCACCCCAACCCCTTTGACCCGCTGCCGGTGGCGGTACGGGGTGCCCATCCAGCCCAGGGCGCACTGCACAACGCTCTCGCGGCTCATGCGATTGACTCCGGCGGCGGCACGAACTGCTCGCCGCGGAGGCGCGCCCCGTTGGAGAACTTCGTGCTGCAGGTGTTGTAGGTCTTGTCGCAGCCTGCCAGCAGCTGGAACGAGTTGCCCGCGAGCGGCATGAAGGGGAACGGGTAGATGGCCTCCAGCGTGGCAATGCCGCCTGAGAGGGTGTGCACGCGCACCGGCCGGCTCTGCCCGTTGTTCGGGCCGCCGGTGAATCGCAGCGTTCCAAGGGCGGCCCAGCCCGTCGGCTTGGCGATCACGGCCGCTGAGGTGCTGGTGATCTGGCGGCGGTCCGCCGTGGCCGATGCCACCGTGCCTGCCACCGTGAAGGCCGCTTCAGACACCCCGCACCGGCCCGAGAAGAGCCGGTTCTTGCACCCAGGCTGATACACCTCACTGGGCACCTGCGTGTCCAGCAGACTGAGCTTCGAGCGCACAGTGAACTTCGATTTGTACCGGGTGGCCGAAGAGACGTCGCCGAAGGTGCCTGAGAACCCTCCCACGATGCCCTGCGGCTGGTTGGCCATGTCCAGCAAGCACCAGGCCACCGACACCTCCGCGCCGCGGAACGCGTCCTGCGCCATCGCGCGCAGGATCGGCACGCCGTTGATCGTGTGGTCATCGGTGGCCACCACGCTGACGCGCATGGCATCCACCGACACGCCCATGCGCTGGCTCACGCGCTCGCGCTCGAAGTGGGGTCCCAGCCCGTAGGTCTTGCCGTTGACCGTCACGGCCACATCGGTGCCCGAGTACAGCAGCTCGGTGCCGTTCTGCAGCGTGATCGACCACAGGTCGATGGGCTTCGCCTCCTTGTTGGCCAGCAGCCAGGAGACGAGGTGGCCTGGGCTCAGTTCCCAGATGGGAGTCTTCATCGTCGGTGTGCTCTTATGGCTTCACCGTGATGATGCGGACAGTGCCTGAGCGGTAGAGCGTGCGCGCGAACTGGTCGGTGTCTCCGCCGTCCTCGAAGCGGGCCCGGTGGTAGAAGCCACCCGACCACAGGAGCTTCTTCCCCGCCGCTGGCGCCGAGGAGAACACAACCGACCCCGTGGCGTTGATCGTGTAGCCGGATGTCTGGAGCACCAGGCCGGCGGGGTCGGACAGGTAGATGCTCGGCGCGCCGGCCAGGTCGAAGATTGGCGCGAGGAACTGAGGCGCCACGCTGCTGTGTGTGCGCTGCGCCAGCCCGACGAATCGGCCACCGTACAACTCAGCGTCTGCCAGGATGGCGCCACTGGAGCCGTCTCCAGTGTAGGCCCCGATGCCACTGGCATTGAGCAGAGTAAATCGCACCCGCACAGAAGAAGTTGCTGCTCCGAGGGTCAGCGTGACCCAGCCCAGGCGCATGCCGCCAGCCAACCATTCCACGCCGGCGGCTGTCGCGACGCCGGATAGGCTCGTCTCACCGGCACAGAGGTCAACATCTGCATAGCCGACCGTGGCACCAGCGGTGTGGTCGATCACAGACATTCTGATCTTGGATCGCCCGGCCGGCAGGAGCTTTGCCGCGAATGTGTACTCTTGGCCAGGCACCACCGCCATTTCCTGCAGGCTGAGGTAGTGCTGCGCGTTGCTGGTCGACTCGGTCAACTGGCAGGCGTCCAGCGTGTCGCGCGAAGGATAGACAACGGACCTGGTTGCATCGCTCAACGCCCATCCACTCTGCATCGAGCCGGAATAGGCGAGCATGTTCTTCGGCACATTGTTCGGCGCCCGCCCCAACTGCCAAGTCGTGCTCACGCCATCCGTGACAGCCACCTCCTGCAGCGTCACACGATCGTCGTCGCGGTCCCGGAATAGGAAGGCGCCGAAGCCTGAGCCCATGGCGTCGTAGAACTCGATGAGCCGTTCAGCCTCCACGCGGGCCAGCGCGCCGTACTTCAGCTCGTACCGGCGCCGCGGGTAGGTGGACGACAGGGAGCGGAACTCGCGGCCGGTGGGCGTGGCCTCAACGTGCAGGCCGTCCCACACGCTCTCACGCTTCACGGGCCACAGCTGGGACGGGAGATCGGGGTAGACCTGCATGGCGTCAGAGGAACATGTCGCGGCGGGCCTGCCGGATCGCGTCCGCCAGGTCGCCCGGGTTGATGGCGAACATGCCGTTGGGCATGGCGACGCCCTTGAGATTGATGTTCACGGGGCCGTCGTTGGCGCGGGCGACGGCCTGGCCGCCCTGCCCCACCTTGTTGGCGGGCGTCACCTTGCCGTTCTTCGTGGGGAGCATGTACTGCTCGCCAGAGCGGGCCGTGAACATCTCGGGCCGGCCCGTCTCGTTGACGCGGTACATCGTGCCGGCGTCCACGGGGCCGCCGTACTGGCGGCCGCCGCCGAAGGTGGCGCCCTTGATCTGATTGAGCAGGCCGGCGCCGGCCGACAGCACGGCCCCATAGTTCGCCAGCTTCTGAGGGAGCGTCAGCGCTGACGGGTCGGCCATCGCCTGAGTCGCAGCGGCGTAGAGCTTCACGGTGGCATCTGCGATAGCAAACGCCTTTGAGGCTGCGAACATTGCCTTGTAGACGCCGGACTGCTTTCCTCCGAACGCTGCAGCAAGGCCTGCCATCGAGTCGAACAGGTATGCAGTGTTCTGGAGTTGAGCGCCAATGAGCGCCATCTCCTGCTGCCGCTGCTGCTCCTTGATCGCAGCGATCTTCTCGGCGGTCTGCTGCTCCAGCGCCACCTTCGCCTGGGCATAGAGCTCAAGGTTCGCCTGGTCCAGCGCCGCGTACTGCGCGAGCAGCGCGCTTTTCGCCTCGAGCTCAGCCTGCAGCTTCGCCACCGGGTCTTCACCGATGATGAGGTCCTGCGCCATGGCCTGACCTTGACCGCGCTTGTCGGCCTCCGCCTTCTCCGCTTCGGCCTGGGCCTTGGCGGCCTCTTCGATGTCGCGCCGCTTCTGTTCCGCGGCCGCCAGTGCGGCATCCTGGTTCTGCTGGTAGATCTTGCTGCGCTCGGCCTCGGCGGCGCGCATGATCTCGGTCTTGGCCGCCTCGTGCTGTTGCAGGTTGATCTCGCCCTGCGCGTAGTGCTTCTGCGCCGTGGCCAGCTGGTTCTTCTCGCGCTCGTCCACCAGCGCCAGGCCCTGCAGGCTGGCCTGCCGCAGCGAGGCGAGGTAGGCCTCGGCGTCGAACTTGTGCCCCTTGCCAGAGTCCGCCGGGCCGGTCGGCAGAGGGCCGCCAGCCTTGGGGCCGGCGGTGCGTCCCTCGTTGCTGTAGTCGGCCTGCCCGGCGGCCCAGGCCTGGCGCATCTTCGCGCCCATGGTCTGAGCCCTGGATAGGGTCGCAGCATCGGCCGCGTCCAGCTCCTTACGCCGCTGCTCGGCGTCGCGCTTCATCTCGTCGCCGATGGCCTTGGCGCCGGCGAAGTCGCCGCGCATGACGGCCGCAATCTGGGCGCCGATGCCGCCGATCTCAGTGCCGACGCCCTTGAACACGAAGGCAACGTTTCGCCCCAGCACGCTGAGCGTCTGCCAGGCGATGTCGGCAGCATCGACCACATAGGACAGCGCGGTGCGCGTCTCCTTCGCCCAGGCGCTCACCGCGTCGTTCTTGCCGAGCTCGTCACCGGCTCCGGAGGCGACAGCGAACTGCACCGCCAGGCGGTCCAGCACGTCGCCCACGCCCTTGATGGTGCCGGTGAGTGCCGTAGACCCGCCCGAGAGCTTGTCGAACTCCACCGCGGCGCGCGAGGCAGCATCCCGGGCCACCTGCATTGAGCCTTCAATGGTCGGCGGGATCTTCTCGAAGTCCGCGCTGATGCGGCCGGCCGCCTTGCCGAGCGCTTCGATCACGCGCTGCGAAGTGAGCTCGCCCTCCTCGCCCATCTTCTTGAGCGCGCCGACCGGCACGCCCATGGAGTCGGCCAGCTGGCGCATCAGGTAGGGCGACGACTCGAGCAGGGACTTGAGCTCGTCGCCGGCCAGCTTGCCGGAGCCGAGCGCCTGGGCGAACTGAACCTGCGCTGATGCAGCCTCAGCGGCCGAGGCGCCTGAGACCTTGATCGCCTTGGAGACGAGCTCCGTCACCCGCAGCGTGTCGGCCTGGGTGCCGCCCAGCTGAACGATGGCGCTGTTCAGGCGCGTGAAGAGCTCGACATTGCTTGCCACCGCCGTCTGGGTGCGCGTGCTGATGTCGTTCAGGGCCTTGAAGGCGGCCGCGCCGGCTTCGACGTTGCCGGCCACCACCGAGACGCGCGCCTCGAGCGTGCGGAACTCGTCCGCCATCCGGGCGACCTTGACCGCGGCCATGGCAGCGGCCAGCACGTTCACCGCCGCGGCCACCTTCGTGAGCGTTGCCGTGAAGCGGCCGCCGTCCTTCTCGACCTCGCCCAGGCCGGCAGACAGCCGGCGCTGGTCGCGCACGAACTGCTGCAGCTCGATGCTGGCGACGTACTCGATCGCGCCGACTTGCTCAGTGGACACGCTTGCCCTTTCGCTTGGCCATGATGGCGGCCAGCTGCTTGCGGTACTCCTCGCGGCTCGGCACCTCCTTGGCGCGCGCCTCGGGGAACTTCGCCTCGATGAGCGTCTGCATCTCGGTCATCGTCATGGCCAGAGCGTCAGCGCGCGACACGCCGAGGTGCGCCACCGCGGCCGCGACGTGCTGCGCCACGCTGAACTCGGCCGTGTACTGGCCGCGGCTGCTGCCCGGCTTGGCCTTGCCGGCCGTGCCGTGTTGGATGAGGTGACGGGCCACGGCCAGCAGCTCGGCCTGGGGCATGGCGCCCGGGTAGTCGCAGCCGTCCTCCTGCCAGCCGATCAGCGGCAGCAGAGCCTCCGGGTCGCCCCGGTAGCACGCCAGCATCACAGCCCGCGCGGCGGCCAGGAAGAACAACGGCCGCCGGTCGTGAAGATCGGCGGCCGTCTGGATGATCTCGGCCCCGGAGCCCAGGCTGTTGATCGCGGCCAGGGACGGAACGAAGTCGTGATCCTGGCCGGCGACCGTGACGCGGACATGCCCCAGCTCGGGCATGAGCGCGTCGGGCATCAGACCTCCACAATCACGGCCTTCAGGCCCGAGGCGCCGCTGACGGTGACCACGCCCTGCAGGTAGTGGCGGACCGTGGGCAGCATCACCATGCGGACCTCGCTCGCGGCGACGACGATCTGCAGGCCAGAGGCCACGTTGACAGCCCCCAGGCCATCCACCGGGACGGTGGTGCCGCCGTCGCCGTCGATGGTCGCCGTCAGGCTGCCGGCCGTCTGGTTCAGCAGCAGCAGCGCCTGCTTCTTGTTCGGGTCGTAGGGCAGCGTGTCGCTGGCGCCGAGGGTCGTGACGGTGAGCGTCTGAGCGCCCAGCACACCCTTCATGGAGGTGGAAGAGATGACAGCCATGCTTGCTCCTTACAGCGCGGACAGCGACACCGCGCCGTTGCTGTTGGCGGTGATCGACCAGGTGGACTCGGCGTCGTACGCGTTGGAGTTGGAGAACTCGGACACGATGAACGGGCCGATGTAGACCTTGTTCGGGTAGGTGATGCGCAGCCAGACCTTCGGCTGGTTCTGCGTGGCCGACGGCGGGTTGACGACGTGCTGCTCGAAGGCGAGCTGGTTGTGCACCGCGTCGTCGTAGCTCACGCCGGAGCCGGAGAACTCCACCGACTTGAACGTCACCAGGGACTGGCGCGTCTGGCTCGGGGACTTGTCGCCCGTGGTGTCCACGGTGTCCCAGGAGATGGACAGCTCCTTGTCCCGCATCATGCCCAGGGTGCTGAACACCAGGCCGGATTGGGCGGCGGTTTCCGTGGCGATGGCGTATTCCACCAGCACGTCACGCCCGACATATGCACTCATTGACGGCCCTCCTTACAGGCTCAGAATGGACGAAACGGCAACCTCGGCCACCGGCCGGCCGTCAGCGGTTTGGGAGACGGTGGGCTCGCTCACCTCGGCGAAGGCCAGGCCAGTGACGCCCTGGCGCACGCGCTCGGCGAATGCCTCGGAGACCAGCATCGACGCGTCGGAGCGGTCGCCCACGGCGCCGACGAACACCACCGAGACGATGGGCCGGCGCACATGCACCGCCGGTCCGCCGCCAACCGGCCGCATCAGCACGAAGCGCGCGGTCGTGTCGCGGGTGTCGGCCAGCCAGCCGAACTGCACGCGCCAGTTCGCCGCGACCTCTTCGGCCAGCGGCTTGAGCGCTTCGGCGACGGCGTTGGACGTGGTCACGGCTTCATTTCCTCTCGGACGATGCTACGGAGCAGGTCGCGCGACTCCTCGAAGCCTTTGCGGAGGAACTCCTTCTCTGCGGTGGAGCGCCGGAAGGTCTGCGCCACGTCCGGGTCGTGCACCGGCATGGCGTAGGCAGCCGAGTAGCCAACCACCCCGCGCACGGCCTCAGCGCTGCGGAAGATCCGGCGGTACTGGCTGTTGAGCAGAGTTGACGTGTCGATCGGCGTCATCACCGAGGCCTGGGCGGCGCCGGTGATGAGGATGCGCGTCATGGCCCGCTCGGCGCGCCGCTTCACCTGCTCCGCGAACTGCGGCAGCCGGTCCTTGATGCGCACGGCCTTGCGCGCCATGCGTCAGCCGGTGAGCAGGGTGTAGTCGTCGGCCCTGCGGTCGAAGGTGTCGGCCTGGCGCTCGATGACCATCACCTCGCGTGCGTCGGCGACCGGCTGGGAGCTGGTGTGCTCACCAATGGCCACCATGTCACCCACCCGCGCGCCGGCGTGCTCGGTGTAGATCGCCAGCTTGGCCGCGAACTCGTCTCCCCGGGCGGTGCGAACGGTCTTGGAGGTGGCCCCGTAGTCGCAGGCGATGACGACCGGCAGGCCGAAGGCGCGGCCGCCGTTCCAGTCGTTGGCGCGCCCGTTGGCAGGCCAGATCGTGGCCTTGGCCGTGTAGCTCCACGACGCCGCGGCGCTCATCCCTCGATGACCGCGAAGTAGGTGCTGCCGGCGCCGGTGATGGAGGCCAGCACGCCGGCGGTGTCCAGGCTGGCCAGCTGGTCGCGCAGCTTGTCCAGGTCCGCGCCGCCGGCGAAGGACCGGGCCGCACCAGACGGGGCCGATTGGGAGCGCAGGCGCCGCGGATCGCTGGCGCATGCCACAACGGCCACCGCCAGCGTCTGGATCAGCACGCGCGTGTGCGCGGCAGCGTAGGCGGCTGCCAGCGCGGATTCGTGCTCGGCCACCGTGTCCACGGCGGCCTGCACGAGGAAAGACGGCAGCGAGACCCCGAGCGCCTGGTCGAGGTACTCGGTGGCCTGCTGCAGCGTGATCACCGCTCGGCCCGCTTGTCGCCCAGGCGCGGCTTGGCTTCGGCCTTGAAGGCGACCGTCGCCTTCTCGTCGTCACCCACCTGCTCGCACTTGCCCAGGAAGGCAGGCGTGATGTGGTCAAGCTCCACCACGTCGCCCACCTTGGCCCCTTCGGGCCAGGGCGCCTTCAGCACGTTGATGCGTACCTTCATGCGCCCTCCGGTCACGAGGCGGTGATGTGAGCGATCGGCGCGCGGCCGTCGTAATCGCTCTTGAGCTGCGGCGCGGCGGCGGCCATCACCGAGAAGACGTAGTCGTCTTCGGGGTTCAGGCGCTGCTTCGGGCGCGTCACCATCGGCATGGCCGACAGGATCGTGCCCCAGCCGCCGGTCTCGATGCCGGCGATGCCGATGATCTCGTTCGCCGGCACCTTGGAGGCCGGCACGATGTCGGCGATCTGTTCGATCTCGCGCAGGCGGGCCAGGATGGTCTTCGGGTAGCCCGCGGCGAACTCGTTCAGGCTCGCGTAGGTGTAGTCGCCCCAGTTGAGGAACACCGTCACCCGGCCGAAGGCGTTGTCGCCCACCAGCTGGTTGATCATCGAGGAGAACGCGGTCAGCCACTGCGCACCGGTCGCGCTCGCCAGGGTCAGGCCGTGGGTCGCGGTGTTGCGCTGCGGGAAGTTGCGCAGGCCGTAGATCGTGGCGCCGCCGACGACGACGGTGGTCAGGCCGTTCAGGGCCATGTCCTCCAGCTTCTCGGCGATGCGGCGCTGGTGGTTGGCGATCGTGGCGGTGTCCAGGCCCAGCGCGGACTTGCCGTTCACTGCCATCTGGCGCCAGCCGAAGGTGGCCTGGCTGTCGAGCACGGGCACCGGGGTGCCCACGTACTTGACGTTGGCCTGGTCACCGCGGCCCTGGGAGCGGCCGTCCATGGTGACGTTGACCTCGCCCGAGTCGCTGATCTGCGGGTAGTAGTTCACCACGTCGCCGATGCCGATGGGCGTCTGGTCGGCCGCGGCCAAGCGGTTGAACACCGCCAGCACGTCACGCTGGATGGTGATGCCGCGCTGGTCGATGCGGCGCCAGGCGTCCACCGGGATGGGCGCGGCGTTGCCGATGAGGATCTGCTGCGAAGCGCGGGCAGTCTCGGTCTGGAAGAACTGCTCGCGGGCCTGATTGACCGCCAGTTCCTGTTCGGGGGTGAAGCGGAGCATGGGCCCTCCTTACGGCTTGGTGTAGTGGTTGGCGATCTCGACGTCCATCAGGTCGCCCGCGCTCTTGGCGCCGGCGCCGCGGGCGAACGCCATGACGATGTTCCCGGTGGCAGCGGCGGCGAGACGGCCCGCGGCGCCCACCGTCAGCTCTTGGCCGAAGGTGTAGGTGGCGGCGGCGACGGCCACCTGGTACTGCTGGCCCGGCTCGAGCTTGAACGCGATGCCGGTGTCGCCGCTCGCGTAGTCGGTCGCCAGCGGGTCGGTCGCGTTGTCCCAGCCGGTGCTGTAAAAGTCGCGGTTGGCCAGCAGGCGCAGGTTCGGGCCGAAGGCCGTCGCCTGGGTCAGCGTCGAGGCGCCCTCGGTCACGAAGGTGCACGGCTTGTAGGTGCCGGCGACGGTCTTGCCCGAGACGGCCTCGGGTTGGCGGGTCATCGGACCCCGGTACACGCGGTTCGGCACGTCAGGCCTCCTTCTTGTCGATCAGGGCGTTGATGGAGTAGCCGGTGAACTGGCTCTGCGCCGAGCCGGCCTGGCCGGGCACCACGGGCGCCGCCTTGGCCGACAGTTCGCGCAGCCGGGCGGCGCCCAGCTTCTTGAGGTCGTCCACGGTGAGCGAGGAGTTCACGGCCAGCTGCTCGGCCAGCTTCGAGACCTCGGCCTCTTCGGCGGCGCGCTCAGCGGCCTCGCGTTCGGCGAGCTTGCTGTTCACCGCGGCCAGCTGATCGGCGATCGGCTTGTTGACCAGGGCGTTGTACGCGGAGAGGAGCTGAGCGTCGTCGAGCCCCTCCGTCTTGATGCCGGCGGCGTTGAGCGCGGCGACGATGTGTTCCTTCACGGCGTCAGGTTCCTCTTCTTGCAGGTTGGTGACGGGTTCGTAGCTCACCCGCCGAGCCACCTCGATCGGGCTTCCGGCCCATGCTACGGAGGCACCTTCGACGGTCTCGTAGTCCTGGCGCCAGAGCCGGTTGTCGCGGCCGCACCAGACGGCGTAGCGGTCGTAGACCTCCATCAGCCAGCAGCCGTCGGGCAGGCCCTTCTGCAACTGCGTGGAGATGTCGGAGAAGCTGAGCTCGGAATTGCCCAGCAGACGCTTGATCCAGGCGGTCAGCCGGTTGCGTTCGCGCGCGTCGGCCGGCTCGGCGTCGAGGTTGGCCACCTCCACCGGCTCCTCGGTTCCCTCGGAGTTCAGGAACATGCCCACGCCGTCCTCAGGCGTGCCGGCACCGCGCTGGTTCAGCAGGATGGCCAGGTGGTCGTACTGGATTCCGGTGGCGACGCGGCTGTACTTCTTCCCGCGCGACTCGCCGTTGACCTCCAGCATCCGGCACAGCAGACCGGTGCTGACGTGGATCGGGTCGGTCTGGGTGCCGTTGACGGCCGCCTCCAGGCGCTCCACCAGCTTGGCACCGTCCGGGTGGGCCTTGGCCTGGGCCTCGTTCACCACGACGTCGACCAGCGTGCGGCCGCCCTCGTGCCGGGCGTTGCGGCAGTAGCTGCCGATCCAGGCGGAGGCCAGGGCCTCGCCGTTCAGCGCGCTGATGTGCTGGCCCTTCGCGTTCTTCGGATGGCCGGCCGGGGCGGGCTTGCCTTCCATGGTGGCCACGCCGTCCGCGAGCTCCTGGCCCGGGTACAGCACGCCATTCATGACGATCTCGTCCACCGCGCCGCACACGCCGCTGATGGTGAACGTGCCGCCGTCTTTGGTGACCGCCGAGGCGTTGACGGCAGAGAGGATGTGGACTCGGGTTCGCTTCATGCCGCGGCATGCTAGGAAGGTCGCCCGAGTGGACTATTCTTGGTTGTCTAACAGGGAGGCGACGATGCAAGAGAACGTGCATGAGCTGATCAGAAGAGCACGCGCGGAAGAAGATGAGCGGCGGGCCGCCAAGGTCGCTGAAGCTCAACTGAAACTGTTGACCGTAGCCTTTGATAAGGCAACGGCCTACACGAACATGCTCATCCTTGCGGGTTACGCTGGGTTCTTTGGTCTCTGGCAGCTCAGCAAGGATTACCTGACTCATAAGCAGACGCTAGCCGCTGCGCTCCTTGCGTTGGCGTCCTTGACGGTCTTCGTGCTCTTTGAGGTATCGAAGATGGTCATCGTCCATATGCGCATACTCAAACAGACGCGCATCCTCACAGCACCGAGCACATCAAGCAGCCGAGAGACGTACGTGGCGGCGCTTGAGAAACTGGCATCTGCCCACGACAGCGTTTCGTATTGGGATAAGGCTTCCTGGTTCGCTACCCTCGTGGTCACGACCGTTACCGGACTCGCCGCCGTCGGAGTGCTCGGGTACTCATTTGCGACCGGCCTTGCGAATGAGCAACCGGCATGCGTCAAGGCGCAGCGGGAAGCCCGCTAAGAAGAAAAGGGGCCGGCGCCCTGCGGCTACCGGCCCCGAAGCGCACGGAGGCGCATCCGACGAGGACGCGAGGAAGATGCTAGGAAGACGAAAGCCCCCGAAGGGGCTTCCGCAGCCGAGCCAGAGGCCGGGCTTCAATGCCTGTGGAGCTCAGGCGGTGCACCATGGCCAGATGCGCTGCCCATGCTATGGAGCGCCCTTCTGCGCCTTGCGCCAGGCGGCCAGCTCGCCGGCCAGCGACTTCTTCGCTCGGTCGGTCAGGATGGGACGGCCCTTCTCGTCCAGCAGCACCTCGGTGATGGAACAGTGGCAGTTAGACACCACGATATTGCTTCCTAGCATCAGGCCACTTCGCTCCTGGAGATCGAACACATGGCCCGCATACTCAAACCGCACAACCTCCACCACCTCATCGAGCTCTACACCAATGGGCAATCCATGCTGGCCATCAGCCAACAGCACGGGATCAGCCGATCGGCCCTCCGTCGCCTGTTCGGTGCCTCCGGTGTCCAACTGCGCGACAGGAGCGATGCTCAGCGAAATCGCATGGGGAAGATGAGCCCCGAAGAACGGCGCGCCAACGCTTCCTCGGCCAATGCCACCGCGCGCACGAGAACGCAGACCATCGAAGAGCGCCTCAAGATCGCCGCGAGCAGAAGCCGACGCGTCGGGAAGTACGAACTGGAGCTGATCGAGGAGCTGCGCCGCCGCGGTATCCAATGCGAACACCAGTTCCTGATCGGTCTGTACAACGTCGACATCTGGCTCAACGAAAGCCGCGTCGCCGTGGAGGTCTACAGGGCTCACCCTGGCCGTCGATTGATGGCCCGCCTCCACAAGCGCACCGAATACATCCTCGACAGCGGCGCCCATCAGGCCACCATACAAGTCGCGTACCCCAAGGGGCGATTGCACATTGGCCCGGTATGCGACCAGCTGATCGCCTTTGCGGAGTTCTGCCGCCGGCACCATCCCGCGGGCGGTCAGCACGGGGTGATTCGCGGTCACGGAAAGCTGGCGGCCACCAGCAGTCACGAGACACATGGCCGCCCCCTTGTAACGCGACTTGACGCCAGCGACGAAGCGACCAGCGACAAGAGTGCCGGGTAGGAAGCACCGGAAGCGGTTCCCGCGCTCCGCGTAGAAGGCCTTCACCTCCTCTGTGCTGTACGCCCGCCCGTGGCGCGCGGCGTGGTGCGGCCGCGTGGTCGGCAGGAAAGCGCTGGCCCACAGCAGGCCGGAGCGAATGCCCAGGCGCTCGCGGGCGTCGTCTGCCTCGGCCATCCGCGCCTCGCGCAGCACGTTGGTGATGTCCGTCTGGGCGTAGAGCGCCGCCCTGCTCTTGCCCACCTCCAGCCGCTCGGCGATGAGCCGGCGCGCCGCCTTCGGGTTGGTGCCGTCTGCGATGGCCTGTCCGATCACCGTGGCGAGGTCTCGCCGAAGCTCGGATGACAGGCCGGTCCAGTACTCCACCCCGCGGAACTTGGCCGTGGCCACACGCAGCCGGTAGGGCTCGGAGAAGTAGATCGCCTCCAGGCTCCGCGCGGCGGCGTAGGCCTCAGACAACGCCGACAGGTTGGCGAACGACTGCGCGGCGCCGAGCTGGGCGGCGTCCTCCACAAACGGCTCCCACCACAGGACGTGCCCGAGCTCCCGGTCTCCATCGAGCGCGCGCTGGATGGCCTGGGCGAGTTCCTCTGACACGCTGGCCATCTGCTCTGCCGTCAGGCCGTAACGCACACGCGGCTCAAGGTCCAGGTTCAGGCTGTAGACCGGGATGCGGTCGAAGATGGCCAGGGCGGCGCGGAGGAGCCCGGAGAAGCGCCTGTCGATCGCAGCCAGCGCCCGGCGCACGATGGCGCCGGTACCGGTGCGGTCAGTCGGCCGGCCGGGAAGGATCGGGCTGCGCGGCGGCTTCACAATGGGCAGCCGGGATGGAGCGCACGCTTTGCGGTCAGGTACGCCGCGCGGGCCTCATCGACTGAGGAGAAGAGGCCGAGGTGCCTGAGCCTGGACTCCACCTGAATGGAGGCCCCCCACTTTCCAGCCGACTTGTTCCAGGAAACCCCCAGCACTCCGGATGTCCGGTTGTTGCTCCTTGCGGCAATCTGATTCTGAGCATTCACGGAGCGTGAAACATCTCGGAGATTGGCGATCCGGTTGTCGCGCTTGTCGTGGTTGATGTGGTCGATGTCCCCGGAAGGCCAGCGACCGTGTACATAGAGCCATGCAAGCCGGTGCGCGTACTGATGCCGAGCATCCACAGTGAACCGGATGTAGCCGTTTGAGTGCCTCGTCGCCGCTCTTGCACCAACCCGGTCTGTCCGCCTTGTCGCCAGACGCGTAAAGACTCCCGTCTCCGGGTCATAGTGGAAGAGTTCGCGCAGTCGCTGCGCGGTGAGTTCTGTCTTCAAGGTCAGCCCCTTGATTCAGCACGAGGGAGCGGCAGGCTTGCTGAAGGCTCTTCGGGTTGCATCCCTAGCCGCACGCCTCATGCTATGGAGGGGTCGCTCTCACCTTCTTCCGTCTCGCCACCAGGCTCGCTGCTGTCGTCGCCACCTTCGGACAAGTCGATCTCCTTCAACGGCTCGTATCCAACAATCGCCCTCAGCTCGTTCGGCTCGAACAGGCCCTGGACGCCAGCCGTGAAGGCTTGATGCATGGCGGCGGTTGCCTTGCCCAGCAGGCCCATCTTGTCGTCGTCACCGGGCGCATCGAGCGGGGGCCATTCCACATCGAACTCGCCCGGCTCGATGACCCCGGCCGCCTGCATGCGCCGCACGAACTCCTCGAGCATGGGCGTGAGCTCGTTTTCCTGGCGCGACTTGCACCGCTCCACGAAGTCGGCCCGGTCCTCGTCGCTGGCCAGCCGGCCGGTCTGCTGGCCGAACAGGATCGTGAACGGGATGCGCACCGAGGCGGCGAAGGTGCATGCGGCCACGCCCCAGGGCGACTCGGGGTCGGCAATCTGCGTCTGCAGGGTGTTCGCCGTGCCGCCCTTCATCACGATCGCGGCGTCGATGTTGCGGTTCAGGGCCTTGGCCTGCTCTTCGTGCACCTGGCGCACGGTCTTCCCCGACTGGCCGTCTGCCGGGCCGATGCTCTGCAACTGGGCGTCCTTCTCATACTGGAACACCATCGTGCGAGCGGAGTTCTTCAGGTAGCTCTCCGCGGAGCCGCCGGTGATCTTCTCGAGGTCGATCAGCGAGTTGAAGCCCGCCTCGAGGAGCGGCACGCCGTCGAACATGTCGCCCACCGAGCCCTCGGCGAGGATCTGCACCCGGCTGGGGTGCACGTCGATCCACGTCTCCGGTCGGCCCTGGGTGTCGGCGCCCTGCACCGGTCGCGTGCGGTACTGGAACATGGCCGGCTGGCCGTAGTTCTCTGCCGCCTCGTCGGAGTGCCAGTCCGTGACCCTGATCTGGTCCTCGTACAGCGGGACCACGTCCACCAGGCGCACGGCGCGCTGCAGCGGCTCACGCAACGGCAGGTTGTCGGCCACCCGGTAGATCAACGCGGCGTACCGGCCCACCATGTTGCGGCGGTCGAGGTCGCGCAGCTTGGCCCACAGGCGACGCTCCTTGAACAGGCCAGCCACCTTGGTTTCCCACGGGGTCTCATCCTCGCTGCCGGCGGTCTTGATGCGCGGCCGCTCCTGCCAGCACTTGTCCAGCAGGCGGTGCACGGCGCCATGGCCCGGCCCGCCGCGGCGGTAGGCCGCCAGCAGCTGCGCGAACGTCACCGTGTCGGGGTAGCCGAAGGCCCGCCAAGCGGTTGGGCGCTTGGCGTCCAGCGACCCGAACCCGGCGAGCATTTCCTCACGCGCCCGAGCAATGTCAACCTCGTTCACGAGGAAGCCTTCGAACTGGTCCATCAGATGGTGCACCCTTCGTGAATCCGCCTCTTGGCCGAGACGTAGGCCGCGTGCGCGGCCTCTGCCGTTTTGTGCCTACCAAGGAACCGCTTCCTGCCCCCGGAGAAGATCGCGGCGATGAAGAGATCACGATCCTTGTCGTAGTGCACACCGAGAAGCCCCGTCCCATTCCGCTTGTGGGCGCGCGTCTGGTTCTGTGCATTGACGACGCGAGGGACATCCCTCAGGTTCATCAGCCTGTTGTCCGTCTTGACCTGGTTGATATGGTCAATCTCACCGACGGGCCAGTGTCCTGTTGCAAGCAACCATGCGACACGGTGAGCGTTGTACTTCTTGCCCGCAAGCTTCAGGCAGACGTACCCCTTCGCAGCCACCACAAAGCCGACCTCACGTCCATCGCTCCGGAGGTAGAACTTGCCAGTGGCTTGGTCGTAGATCACCAATGCGGCGGCTTCGCTGGCGGTAAGCGCATGTTGATCGGCATCGCTCATTCGCTCGATGCTAGGGAGCGATGGCTACTCGAAGATGCCCACCTCAGGCGCCAACAACCCATTGAACCCGCGCGCCGCCGCGTCCACCTGGTCGTCATGGCTGCCGTTGGGGAACAGGCGCAGTTCGTCCACGAACGCCTGATTCCACGGCCCTCGCACCATCACCACGTTGCCCACGTTGACCTGGCTTGCGAACGGCGTCGCGCGTGTGGTCTTGTCGCCAGTCTCCGGGCTGAAGTGCAGCGCATGGCCGGCCAGCATCCGGGCGAAGGCAGCCACCTGGCTCTTGCCGGCTTGGCCGGGGTCTTGGGGGATCGACTGCGCCATGCCGCGCCCGTCGCAGTCTGCTGTCGCTTTCAGGTGCGCGTCGCGCTCATGCGGCTCCAGGCGCTCGCGCGTGACGTGCGCCACCACGTACCGCCCATCGGCCAGCCGGCCGAGCTTGGCGCTCGCCGTCGGGTCGCCCTTCACGGAAGCCCCCAAGTCCCAGCCACGGCACCACTCCACCACGGGCGGGCAGGCGTCCACGATGGCGATGTGATCTGGCTTGAACAGGCCCCCAGCCAGTGGCGCGGGGCGCTGCTGGTACTGGCCGGCCACGGCGTAGTCGCCCATGATCTTCTTGTCCCTGTCCACCACGGCGCGCGGGAAGCGTTCGGGGAACAGCAGTTCACCCTCCTCACTCCGCCGGTCCGGGTAGCCAAGCACGGTCACGCACCGGCGCTGCGGCTCGTACTCCATGGGTAGGCACAGGTGCTCGTAGCCGAGGTCGCTGTCCACGATGATCCCGGACACGTCCTTCTGGCTGAGCCGCTGCATCACGACGATGATGGCCGAGTGCTCTGGGCTGTTCAGGCGGGTCGGCAGGGTCTCGCGGAATATGCGGTTGGCCTCTTCGAGCTTCGCCTCGGAGTGGGCATCCTCCACAGAGTGCGGGTCGTCCCACAGCACGCGATCGCCGCGGCGGCCAGTCATGGAGCGAACCGGGCAGGACTGGCGCCAGCCTGTCGAGTCGTTCTCGAAGTAGGTCTTCTCGTTCTGGTCGTTCACCAGGGCAGTCGGCCACAGCTGCTGGTACCACTCCGACGCGATGAGCCGGCGCATCCGCATGTTGTCGCGCGTGGCCAGGCGCTCCTCGTGACTGGCGCCGATGACGCGCAGGGATGGCCGGCCCAATGGCCCCCACTCCCACGCCGGCCAGAAGATCCCGACCGACATGGATTTCATGGTGCCGGGCGGGATGTTGATCAGCAGCCGCTTGATCTGCCCGGCGCTGACCGCCTGCAGGTGCTCGCTGATGGCGTCCATGTGCCAGCCGTGGATGTACGGCTGCCCGGGCTCGAGCTCCGGCCACGCCCGGCGGATGAAGGTGGACAGGCTACGCCGGCAGGCCTCCCGCTCGATTTCGAGCCAGTCCTCGTCCGTGAACGCGATCACCCGCGCGCCTTGAGCAGCTCTTCGAGCGCCTGGCTGGACAGCTTCGCCGGGTCGATCGTCCGGGCCCTCGGCTCTTCGGCGTTGAGCGCCTTCACCGTGTCCTTGTTGGCCGCCAGGAGGTTGATCGCGATGGAGGCGGAATCGTTGGCCAGCTTTGTGAGGGCCGCCACGCCCCGCATGGCGTCCATGCTGTCGCCGCTCAGCGGGTCTGCGTCGTCCACCTTGGAGACCTCGGCATTGGCAAGGGCCGTCAGCCGGTGCGCGGTGGCGGCGCCGTAGTGAGCGGCGCTGGCCAGGTTGTCGCTGATCTGGCGCAGCTTGGCCGCCAACCCGATGGCGACGTACTGGTGCGGGGTTGGCAGTTCGGCCAGCGCCGTCTGAGCCGTGGCCAGCTGTTGCGCAACACTGCGCACCTGTTCACTATGTTTCGCAACACCACGCCGGCTGATGGAGGCGGGCGATACGCCGAACTCCTTGGCCAGTGCACGGACGCCCTCCCCAGCCAGGACGCGCCGGTCGACTTCCTCCCATTGGAGCGGGCTGAGCTTGGAGGGTCTAGCCATCGCCGCCCCCCACCATCTCCAGCAGCTTGCGGCTGCGCGTGCGGATGGCCTTGCTCGGCCGGGGCACCTTCTGCCGTGCGCGGCGGGCGCGCTCCTTCTCTGCCCACTCGGCGGTTTCGTCGTAGCGCATGGCGATGTGGCGGGTGACGCCTACCTCCCGGAGGGTGCGGCCGTAGCGCGGAGGCTCGGGCTCTGCGGGCTTCTGAATCGCCCGCGGCGGCTTGGACAGGACGGCGGCGGCCATGTCGAACACCGAGCGGATGCCGGTGGTCTGAGGCGGCTCGGCGTCCAAGGCCAGGACGGTGCGATGCACCACCGGAGCGATGACAAACGGGTCATCGTCCACCGGCTCGTCGTCGCTGCGGTTGAGCCAGGACGGGGACAGGAGATCCAGCTGCTCCCACCGGACGAAGGCGGCCACCCGGGCGGCGAAGCGCCGGCGTGGCACAGGCACTGGAGCCGCTGGCTCTCGGTCGAACAGGTCGATCTGCATCACGGCGATCACCCCGCCACCCCGGCGGCTTCCAGGCGGATGACGAGCATCCCGCCCAACTGGAGCCGCCCCGCCGCGTCCCGCTTGCGGACGATGCGCAGGTCATCGATCTGGCTGTCGTCGTCCCAGATGCCCGCGTGGGTCATGGCGTCCTGGGTGGCCTTGAGGGTGTTGTCCAGGTCGCGCCTGCGCCGGTCCGGCATCCAGGCCTCGACGTCCAGGCGCAGGAGCGCGCCGGCTGAGAATCGAGGCCAGCTGTGGGTACGTGCGAGGTCGGCCACCGCCTGGCGGTACTGCCGGCCCTCCTCGCTCAGGAGGTGGCGCCCGGCGAGCGGCCCGCTGGTGGGGTGACGCCAGTACCTGTTAGCGCTGGGCGGCCAGGGGAGAACGATGACGCGGCTTCCTGGATCGCATCCCTGAATTGCGGCTGAAGACGCCAAAGCGCCCGGAGCTGCGGCAAGTGCCGAGCCGGGTGTACCTCCAGCCACGCGCGGATGCTGGCTGGTGATGTCATGTCTACGTTCACTCACCCACCGCCTCCCGTTCAGGTGCATATGCTGCGGAGAGCCGCGGCAGCACGATCGCGGCCATGAGCACGGAGTTCGCATCGCGCTCCTTGCGGCGCAGGCGGGCGCGGCGCTGCACCTCACTGCGCGGCATGGGCCTGGGGCGCTTGGCGTCCGGCGTGTCGCCGATCTGCAGGGCCTCGGCCGGCTTGCCTGGGCGCGAGGTGTCCCATGCGGCCACCCGAACCAGGCCGATGGCTTTGCAGTGGCGGATGAGGATGGCCAGGTTGGAGAGGGTCGCCCCGGTCTCATCCATCAGCTCCTTGCGAGTCGTGGGCACAGCCAGCGCGCGGACGATCTGGGCAAACGCCAGCATCTCAGGCCGCTGGCGGTACCGGCTCATCTCCGACGGCGGCGTGCGCAGGTCTTGGCCCGGGCGCTTGCCGGTCGGGTACGGCGAGTCCTTGCCGGAGCCGAAGGCGAACAAGGCCTGCCAGCAGCCTTTGAGCGTCCGCTTCTCCCAGCCGGCGATGTGAACCAGGCGCAGGTCGTGCATGCGGTTGACGATGCGGCGGACGTTGGCCACGCCGGCGCTGAGGTGCTCGGCGATCTCGCCGTAGGTGCGCGGGGCCAGCTGGGTGAAGCGCAGCACCGAGGCGTAGCCCTTCCAGCAGAGGCGGTGGCGCTTCATGCCGCCCCCTTCACGCAGGCGGGGCAGCACATGCCGCGGGCGCCCTTCTTCCAGCCTGGGCTGATGGACTTGAAACCGCCGCACTTGGCGCAGGCCCGGCGGTAGCCGTTGCCGATGTGGTCGCGCTTGGCGGGCTCGTAGAGGGTGCCGTCGGTGCGGCGGGCGGGTGGGAGTCTGCTCATGGTCAAAGCTCGGTCATGCGGCCGCGCGCGGGCCGTTCGGTCAGTTTCTCGACGGTCTCGGTGCTCTCGCCCCAGTGCTGGATGCCGCCGTCGAACTGCAGCACCAGCGTCCCCTTGCGGCCGGCCCGGTTCTTCGCCACCTCGAGGCCGATGCGGCGGCACGGGTCGAACTCCGTCTCGTCGCGGATGGGCCAGAGGAAGAGCACCGCGTCAGCGTCCTGCTCGATCTCGCCCGAATCCCGCAGGTCCGACAGGATCGGCCGGCGGCCGGGGCGCTTCTCCACCTCCCGGTTGAGCTGGCTCAGCGCGATCACCGCCACGTCCAGCTCCTTGGCCAGCGCCTTCAGGCCGCGGGAGATCTCGCCCACCTGGGCGGTGCGGCTCTCGCGCTTCAGGCTGGACTCGCACAGCTGCAGGTAGTCCACGACGATGGCCTTCAGGCCCTTCACCGCCCGGGCCTTGGCGCGCATGTCCAGCAGCGACTGCGCCGGCTGGTCATCGATCCACACAGGCAGGCCGGCCAGGCGCTCCAGGGCCTCCACGGCCCGGTTCCAGTCGTCGGGCCGCATGCGGCCGCTCAGCAGCGCCTCGCCGTTGATCCGGCCGGCGCTGGCCACCGCGCGGTCCACCACCGACTCGCTCGGCATCTCCTGGCTGAGCATCAGCCCCGGGCGACCGTCGCCGGCCAGGGCCATCAGCACCTGCATGGAGAAGCTCGTCTTGCCCACCGACGGCCGGGCCGCCAGGACGTACAGCCCGCCGCCGCGGAGCCCGCCGTTCAGCATGCGGTCCAAGCCGGGGATGTGCGTGGCCATGGCGGGGGGCATGGTTCCGGCCTCGAGGGCTTCGTAGAACTCGGTCCGCGCGGCGGCGATCTCGCCGATCTGGCGCGGCATGCGGGTGGCTGACGACTGCAGGCCGGCGAAAGCCTGGGCGATCGCGTCCAGCTTCTCTCGGGTGCCCTCCTCGCCCTGGGCGATCTCCATCGCGTCGGCGGCCGCGGCGCGGATGGCCCTGTGCGTGGCTGCCTCGATGACGATCTCGGCATACCGCTCCGCGTTGCGGGCACTCGGCACACCGTCGGCCAGCGCGAAGACGTAGCCGGCGTCCGCTTCGCTCGTGGTGGCTACCGTGAGCACGTCCACCGGCTTGCCGGCGGCGAAGGCCTGCTGGATCGCCGTGAAGATCCTCCGGTGCATGCCGTCGGCGAAGTGGGCGGCCCGCAGCTTCGGCGCCTTGGCCAGCGCCGCGCCGTCCAGCAGCAGCGCGCCGAGGATGGCCTGCTCGGCCTTCTGCGTCTGGGCCGGCGTCACTGCTGCGCCTCCAGGTACTGGTCGGTCTTCTCCAGGACGTGCTTCCGCCCCCGGTCGGTCAGCAGGAAGTCGAAGTCCGCCCGCCAGTTCTCGTGCCCGCGGCTGGGCGCCCGGCCCATGAGGAAGTCATTCCGCCCGGCGCGCTCGAAGTACGCCTCGGCCCAGGCGAGCGCCGCCTGGGCCGTGGAAGCACGGCGCTCGCCGTCGCTGCGCCGGCTCGTGAACACCCAGGCCCAGAAGGTCCGCATGGCCTTCTGGCGCTTCTCGTCCATGAGCTTCACCCGCGGCAGGGACGGCAGCGCCTCGTGGTAGGCGATGACGATGGCGTCGTAGGGGCACGGAGGGGCCTTGTCGCCTTGGGTCTGCCCGCCGGCCAGGTCGCCGCCCGGCGACGAGGAAGAAGCGTTAGCTTCTTCCGATACTTCTCCTACTCCTGTTCCTGTTCCTGATTCGCGAAAGCTTTCGGGAACGGTTTCGGAACGGTTCGGCAACTGTTCCGGGTCGGGTTCGGACTCGATGCCCAGGGACCGCCCGCAAGCCTTGAGGAACGCTCGCTTCCAGCAGCACGCCGGGGGGACCGACGCGACCACCTTGGCCGCAGCCTTGCGCTGGTTCGGGTTCTCTGGCGGGTTCCACTCCAGGTACTTCGCCACCCACACCCACTTCGTGGCCTCACAGCGGGTTGCGAAACCCTTGTCGAACAGTTCCGCGAACCCTTTCGCAACCCTTGCCGAAGACCATTGCAGGTCCTCGCAGGCGTAGCCGTCAGGCACGCGGAACACACCCGCAATGGTCCCGTGCTGGCAGGTCAACAGGTACAGCACCAGCGACCGGCCATCCTCAGACAGCGCCCGGAAGTCGGCCGACTCCCAGATGCGGCTGAACACCTTGCCGTACTCACGCATTCAGATCCCCAACTCGTCAGCGATGCGCCGCATCTCGGCCTCAATCTCGGACGGCGGCGTGGCGTCCGGGTTCGCGCGCAGGAACGCGCGCTTGTGCGCCGTGTAGGTGGCCCACTTCTCGGCTTCGGTCATGAGAGCCCCCAGAGCTTCCCGCCGCTGGTCCCGTGGCCCCTTGCCCGCGGCAGGTCGCTGCGCAGGCACCGGATCAGGCCGGCCCGTGACATGGAGGCGAAGACGGAGCCGAAGGCGCGAGCGTCCGGCGCGCGGATGCCGGCGCCGATGCACGATTCGGTGAGGTACTCGCCGCTGGCCTCACCAAGGCGATGTAGAGTCGCCAGGATGTGCTCGCTGGCTCGTTCGGTGAACCCGGGCGCCGCCCGCTCGGCCCTGCAGCGGGCCATCTCGCCGGCCGAAGCGCCCACGGCACGCGCCTGGGCCAGCGGCGGCGCGTCTAGCGGCAATCGGTACTGATTGCAGACACTCGGGCTGCCGGGAATTGATTGGCCGCCAGCGCTGGCCGGCCGGTTGCGGCGCGCGCCGCTGCCGGTGTCATTGGGCGAAGAAGGGGCCGCCATGGTGGTCTCCCTGCCGCCTCAGGCGGCGAACAAGCCTTGCGCGCGGTTGGTGATGGCGCCGGCCAGGTTGCGGCGCGCCTGGTCGAAGTAGCTCTTCTTCAGCTCCACCCCGACAAACTTGCGCCCCATCTGGAGGGACACGTAGCCCTCCGAACCGATGCCCATGAACGGGCTCAGCACGATGTCGCGCGGGTTCGACCACAGCAGCACGCCGCGGCGGATCACCTCGAGCTGCAGCGGGCAGATGTGCTTCTCGTCGTCGTGGTCTCGGGCGCTCTGGAACTGCAGCGTGTCGGACGGGTTGATGTCCATCCACACCGGGCTGGCGATCTGCTGCCACAGGTGCACCGGGAACTCCTCGGTGGTGTGGGTAACGTGCTCGTCCACCTCCCCCGGCGCGCGGACGGTGATGAGGTAGTCGGGGATGCCCTGGCGGCACATCTCCGAACGCTCTCGGATCGACTTGTGCAGCAGGCCAAGCGCCTTGGTGCGCGTCATGGCCGTCACCGGGTCTTTCCAGATCGTCACCTTCGAGTGGAAGACGAAGCCGTGACGCTGGAAGGCGCGCAGCAGGTCGCCTGGGAAGTCCTTCAGCCCAATCACGCCGTCGCGCTCCTTGCTGCTGGGCAGGTCCATGCAGTGGAACGAGACGTTGCGGCCCGGGCGCACTACGCGGCGCAGCTGAGCTATCAGGTAGTCGAAGTGCTCGAAGAACTCCGCGTCCGTGCGGACGTTTCCCATGTCGCGCGGGCTGTTGGAGTAGACGTAGAGGCTTTGGAATGGAGGGCTGAAGATCGAGTAGCCGACGGACGAGTCAGGCAGCCCTTGGAGGACTTCAACGGCGTCTCCGTGGTAGGCGGCGTATTGGTCGGTGACGACCTGATCGATGCAGTTCATTCGACGTGGCTCCAGTAATGGCCCTTTGCGATGTGGAAGGCGGTCGCAATGGACACCCCATGCTTCTTGGCCAGCTTTGAGAAGGACATGCCGCCTGATCGGTCGGCGCGTAGTTCGCGCACGCGGTCTTCCGTCAGCTTGTGTGCGTGGTGGTCTTCCCCGCGCACCAGCAAATCCGACTCGGCCGCGTGGCGCATGTTCTCGGCGTGAGAGACGTACTCAAGGTTGTGCGGAGCGTTGTTGGTCTTCACGCCATCGATGTGGTTGACTCTTCCGCCTTCTGGCTTCTGGCCGATGAATGCAGCAGCCACAAGGTCGTGGACGTAGAACGACACGTTCTTGCCGTTGATCGTGGGCTTCACACTGAGGTAGCCGATGCTCAGAAGCTGCTGCTTCATCACCCGGCCGGCGTAGGTCTTGCGCCCCGCGACGGCGCGACGCACACGACCGAGGCTTGAGACCTCATAGTTCGGGGCGAGCGATTGCCGCCACTCTTCGTGAGTCATGCCGCGCTCCGCAGGAAGGCCGGCACCTGCACTCGGCGGCCGGCGTTGTGTTGGTTGGACTCGCGCCGGGCGCCGATCACCTCCGCCATCACGGCGTCGTGCGTCTCCGCAGCCAGCGCGTCTGCCATCTCGCCCGCCTCGCGCTCCTTGCGCTTGAGGTTGGCCACGATGGCGCCCTCGGCCTTGCTGGCGAAGATGTGGACGTGCACGTCCTTCGTCTGGCCGAAGCGCCAACAGCGCCGCACGGCCTGGTAGTACGCCTCATAGCTGTCGGTCACCCCGACGAAGGCCATGTGGTTGCAGTGCTGCCAGTTCAGGCCCCAGCCGCAGATGCTGGGCTTGCTCACCAGCACGCGGGTGCGGCCCTCGGCGAAGTCCTGCAGGCGCTGCTCCTTCACCTCGACTGCATCGGCGCCAGCGATCTGCACGGCGCCGGGGATCGCGGCTTCCAGCGCGTCGCCCTCGGCATTCAGGTCGCACCAGACGACCCATGCGCCTGGCGTGCCGTTCACCATCTCGGCGCACGCCTTCACGCGGTCTTCCATCGACTGGCGGCGCGCCTCGCGGCGCTCGCTCAGGGTCTGGGCCTCCACCGCGAAGAGCATGCCGTTCAGCGGCATCTCGAACGAGACGTGGTGCTCGTAGAGGTGCAGCGGCGGCAGGTTGTAGGCGCCGTCATCGAACCCCAGCGCCGACGGCTTGCGGATCATGGCGCCCCAGGACGCCACCCAGCGCCAGAAGACTTGCCGCGCGTGCCCCTTCAACCGCCAGACGGAGGTGTCGCCGCCGTCGTGCACGAAGTACTCGGCCAGCATCTCCGCCTTGGTGCAGATGCCAAGGAACTCGGCATGCGTTCCCAGCTCGGTCCAGTCGTTCGGCGCCGGGGTCGCCGTGGCAGGCAGCTTGAAAGGCGTGCCACGGTAGGCGTCGGTCAGGTCTTTGAAGGTGCGCGTGTCGGCGTGCTTGATGCACCCCGATTCGTCCAGCACCACGCCGCCGAAAACGGATGGGTCGATCTTGTGGAGCCGGTCATAGTTGATGACGTTCACACCCGGCCCCACGTCCGAGCCGTCCCGGCACACCGTCACCGGGATGCCGATGCGCCGGCCCTCCGCGGCGATCTGCTGCGCCACGGTCAGCGGCGTTTGGATTATCACGGGCCGCCCCGTATGCCGGCTCACCACGTCCGCCCACACCAGCTCCATGCGCATCTTGCCCAGGCCGGTGTCCGCGAAGATGGCCGCGCGGCCGCGCTTGAGCGCCCAGGCGGTCAGAGCCTTCTGGTGCGGGAACAGCGAATCCGGCAGGCTCAGCTCGCCAGTGATGCCGGTCGGGCAGACCGCATCCAGCTTGCGGGCCACGAAGGCGGTGTAGTCGCTCATGCCGCCACTCCGCCCCGCAGCGCCTCGGACAGCACGCGCTTGTCGTGCTTGAGGAGTTCGTTCTCTTCCAGCGCCACGCGCAGGCGGCGCTCCAGCTCCGTCTCCTGTCGGCGGAGGCTGGACAGGTCATAGCCGCGCGCCAAGAGCATCCACAGCAGCGGCGCGTCGTTGCCGCACCGGTCCATGAGCGCAACGAGCTTCGGCCACACGACACCCTCTTGCCCGCTGACCCAGCGCGACCACTGGGCCTTGTCCAGCTTGAGCTCGGCCTGCAGCTGCTTCGGCTCGATGCCGGCAGCCTTCGCGCAAAGATCAATCGACCCGCCCAGCGACTTCTCGCGGGCCAGGTCCGTGGCCGTCACTTCAGAGGGGAAACCGAGCTGGTGCACAAGGCCTCGCAAATCAGTTGAGTGGCGTTGAGAGGCTCGCCCGGCCAAAACTTTTTTGGCATGGGAGCGAGAACGCGATTCAGGGAGGGACGAGATGGACTCGAACGAATGGGCGCGCCGGAAGGTGCGCGCGCTGGTGCAGCGGCTGAAGCGGCTGCTGCGCGATGGCGTGCTGCTATGAGCGGACATCGCTCAAGCCCCCTTCTTCAGCGCCGGCGCCTTCGGGGCGCCCTTGCGGCCGACCAGCTCGGGCCAGATGCGGTGCCAGTCGTTCGGGCGGAGGTCCTGGCGGCGCACGGCGCCCTTGGTCTCCTGCTCGATTCGGACGGCCAGCTCGATCCCACATGGCTTGCCGCTGAACGCCACGTTACGAATGTGGTTGTGCGTCGTCCCGCACGCAGCCGCGAACACGTCCCGCTCTCGGACGGGAACATCGCGCAGGTAGTTGGCTAGGTCCATGCCGGCCATCCTATACCAAACGGTATCTTGTATGCAATACCGTCAAGTTGCTCAGAGGCGGTGCAATACCGAAATGAGCGAAGACGCCGCGATCAGAAGGGGCAACCTTCAGAGGTTGTGCAAGGAGCGCAACTGGGGCCAGAAGGATCTGTACCTTGCGATGGGTGGGGAAGCGTCTGGCGCCTACTCCCTATGGCCTCAGATCCTCAACAGTCCAAAGAAGACCTTCGGCGAGAAGCTGGCCAGGAAGATCGAAGAGCGTCTCGACCTCCCGCGCGGATGGCTTGACACGCCATCTCGTGATGCCGCGCGAAGGGACGCCGCTGGCCAGACGTTACAGGCTCACACATTGAGCCTGGATGGATTTACAGTAGTCCCCAGTTTTTCGTGGGACGAACTGATGACTCACAGGGAGCGGCTGCCGCCAGAATTCCATACAGCGGCGCCCGATGACAGCATGGCCCCGGCCATCCCGGCGGGAACCATCGTGTACTTTGACAGCACACTTCAGCCGGCGTCAGGCGACGGCGTGCTGGTCTGCGATGACGCTGGGAACCTCTACATCCGGCAGTACAAGCTGCGCCGCGCCGACCACTGGGAAGCGCATGCCTTCAACCAGGCAGTGCTGCCGTTGGACAGCCGGCGCGACGGCCTCACGGTGCTCGCCGTTGTAACTGGCCAAAGAGCGCGGTGGAGCGGCCTGCGGTAGACCGCCCGTTGGCTAGCTCTTCCCGCCGTCGACCTGGGACAGGAACCGCTTTAGGGCGTGGTACGCCTTGCTGTCGGTGACGCCGTCGATGATGGCGTGCTCGACATAGCCCTTGGTGGTGTAGACGCGCAGCCAGGCGCGTTGCGCCGCCGCGACCTCTCGCACCAGCGAGAGCTGGACAGTGAAGTCGTGGCTGCTCACTCGCATCGTGCCGATGTTGGAAAGACGAGACAGGCCGGAATTCGGCTTTAGGTCGACCTCTCGGCCATTGATGGCCAGCTTCGCGCCAGTGATCCCCGCGTACTCAGTCCCGTAGCTGTCGATAGTCAGCAGCGCGGCATCTGGCCGCGAAGAGTCCCACTGTGCGCCGACGGCTGTGCATTGCATCGTCGTGCATGCATTCCCGTGCGGGCTGATCGACACCACTCTGGCACCGCTGAAACCGCTCTTGGTCTCGGTCGGTGCCAGGCCTGTGGTGGTCGCGCACCCGGTCAGGGCGCAAACGAACAGAGCGGCGACAGTCTTCTTCATAGTCTCTCCTTTCTCCCGACGGCAATTCTGCCGCGCGTGACGACCTGTTTCCACCCACCCACCTTAGGGGGGTACCGACAACAACACCAAAACAACACCGTTCGGTGTTGACGCATCGGATACCGTTTGGTATCGTTTGACCCATCGACAGACGACGGGGGCAGCAGATGCGATTCGACAGCGACTACGGGGTTTTCATGGCCCACCCAATGGACCCGCGCACCGAGGGCACTTACCCCGCCGAAGCGGACGACCTGGCCGCAGGCATCGACGAAGCGATCAGCATCCTCCGGCGCGCCGATGCGTACGAGGACGTTGAAGCGGCCCGGGCGGCTGCGTCGGAGGTCGGGATGATGTTCATCGCCCCGTCAGACGTGCCGACCCTGCTGCGCGGCGTCCACAGCGTGAGCCGCGCCGAAATGGCCGCGATCTGCTCGTGCATGGCCTCGCTGCTGGGCGAGGGAATGACGCAAGACCAGCGCCGGGACGATCCGACGATCACCGCGCTGGACACCGCCGCCGATCTGCTGACCTACGGGGCGCGGTCATGAGCCGGCGCCAGCGAGAGGGAATCGCCAGCGCGCTGCTGGCGGCTGTGATCGGTCTCGCTGGGGCTCTGGCCCTGGCTCACTGGTCTGCGTGCGAGCAGGACGACCGCGTGTGTGCATTCACCGGGAGCCCGCGATGAGCCGCCTCGCTGCCCGCGGCCACACGGCCGCCGAACGTGACCTGCTGGCTGCACAAGGCGCCAAGCACGACCCGCTGGACTTCCGCCGGCTCTACGACGACTCCATGCGAGACGGCCTCTTCGACAGCCACCTGAAGAAGCTGGCCGAGGAGCACGACCGCTGGATCGCGGAAGAGAAGAAGCGCTCGGAAATGCTCGCCGAGTGCGCGCGCCGCTGGCTGGGCGAGCTCCCGAGCTGCAAAGGCGAGTCCTGCAAGCAGGGCGACGCCCCGTGCACAGAGGGCTGCAACCGGGTCGACACCGCCGCCATGCCCGCCGACGCGCCGCCCGTGGTCGAGCTCGGCCCCATCCGCGAGATGGCGGTCTACGAGCCGGCCGACGAGCCGCGGCTGTCCTGGTTCATGCGCCTGGTGCGCTGGTTCAAGGGCTGAAGCCATGGACACCACCGCCCTGCCCCTCCCCGCTTCCGACTACGCCCTGCGCATGCGCTGCTGGGAGCTGGTCCGCGAGTTCCTCCGCGAACTCGAGGACGACATGAACAACCGAGTTTCCGACGACGAGGACACCGACGAATGAACGCACCCACCACCTCGCTGGCTGTCGCCGAGACGCCCAGCTACATCCCCATGGCGGCCGAAACCGCCAGCACCGCCGCGGCGGCCAAGGCGAAGGCCCTGGTCGAGGCCCGCTTCATCATGGCCATGCGCAACCCGCGCAACTGGGACCAGGTGCGGCAGGACCTGCTCAAGGAATGCCGCCGCCCGTCCTTCGCGGACAACAAGAGCGCGTACTACGTCAAGCCCATCGGCGACGGCGTGGAAGGCCTGGGCATCCGCTTCGTGGAAGTCGCCCTGCGCTGCATGAAGAACGTCTCGGTGGACACTGAGATGACCTACGAGGACGAGGCCAAGGAGGTGCACCGAATCGAGGTGACCGACCTGGAGAGCAACGTCCCGCTGAGCGTGTGCATCCCGGTCAGCAAGTACGTCGAGCGCTCGCGCCCGGCCGATGACGGCAGCTACATCTCGGTCCGAAAGAACTCCTGGGGCCGGAACGTGTACCTCGTGCCCGCCAAGGGCGACGAGCTGCTCAACGTGCGCGGCGCGCTCATCTCCAAGGCGATGCGCACGCTCGGCCTGCGGCTCATCCCTGGCTACCTGCAGGACGAGGCCATCGACATCATCAAGGCCGTCCGCCTGGACAAGGCGGCCCAGGACCCGGACGCCGAACGCTGCAAGATCCTTGACGCCTTCGCCGAGATCGGCGTGAAGGCCGTCGACCTGACCGAGTACCTGGGCCACGACGTCGGCGCCTGCTCGCCGGCCGAGATGGTGAAGCTCCGGGGCCTGTACGGCGCCATCCGCGACGGCGAGGCCACCTGGGCGTCGGTGATGGAGAACAAGGTCGCTGGCGCTGGCGACCCGCCACCCACCGGGCCGCAGCCCATGACCGCCGAAGCCTTCGAGAAGAAGAAGGCCGGCTGGCGCGCCACCGTCGAGGCCGGCAAGAAGACGCCGGACGCGCTGATCGCCTTCATCCAGACGAAGGACCAGCTCACGCCCAAGCAGCAGGCCGAGATCCGCACCTGGGCGCCCTCCGCCACCGAAGGGAGCGCCGAATGACGCTCGCCCGCACCATCCACGACGTGCAGCAAGGCACGCCCGCCTGGCTCGCGCTGCGCGCCGGCTACTTCACCGCCAGCGAGGCGCCCGCGATGATGGGCGTCAGCAAGTACGTCAGCCGCACCGAGCTGCTGCGCCGCAAGGCCACCGGCGCGGCCGAGGAAGTCGGCGCCGCCAAGCAGGCGCTGTTCGACCGCGGCCACGCCGCCGAGGCAGCTGCCCGGCCGCTGATCGAGGCCGAGCTGGGCGAGGATCTGTTCCCCGTCACGGCGACGGTCGAGGTCGACGGCCTGCGCCTGCTGGCCAGCCTGGACGGCCTGACGATGGCCGAGGATCTCGTCTGGGAGTGCAAGCTCTGGAACGAGGAACTGGCCGCCGCGGTGCGGGCCGGCAGCCTGCCGCCGCACTACATCGTCCAGCTGGACCAGGAGCTCCTGGTGAGCGGCGCCGCGCGCTGCCGGTTCACCGTGAGCGACGGCACGCCCGAGCGCACCGTCTCCTGCTGGTACGAGTCGAGCGAGGAGAAGTTCGCCGCGCTGATCGCCGGCTGGCAGCAGTTCGCCCGCGACGTCGCCGCCTACGTGCCGCCGGCTCCGGCCGAAGCCGTGGCGACGCCGGTGGTGGAGACCCTGCCGGCCGTGGCCATCCGCCTGGATGGCGCCCTGGCCGTGCAGTCGAACCTCCCTGCCTTCGGCGTGGCGCTGCGCGCCTTCGTGGAGCGGCTGCCGGCCAAGCCCAGCACCGATTCCGAGTTCGCCCTGGCTGACGCAGCGGTGAAGGCACTGGGCCGCGCCGAGGAGATGCTGGACGCCGCCGAGGCCACTGCCCTGGCCAGCATCGCCGACGTGGTGGAGATGCAGCGCGTGGTCGCCGACCTGCGCCAGCTGGCCCGATCCACCCGCCTGGACCTGACGAGGCTGGTGGACAAGCGCAAGGCAGAGATCAAGGACGGGATCATCCTGGCCGCCCGTGGCGCCTTCACCCAGCACGTCGCCGCGCTGAACGTGGAACTGGCGCCGCTCTCGCTGACCGTCGCCGCGCCTGACTTCGCTGCGGCGGCCAAGGGCAAGCGCACGGTGCAGACGTTGCAGGATGCGGTGGACACCGCCCTGGCCCGAGGCAAGATCGCCGCCGATCAAGCCGCCCGCGAGTGGCGCGAGAAGCTGGCGTGGTTCCGGGCCGAGCACCAGGAGCATGCGTTCCTGTTCGCCGACCCGCAGCAGCTGGTGGGCAAGCCGGTCGAGGACTTCCGCCTGGCCGTGGCCGCGCGGATCGATGCGCACACCAAGGCCGAGGAGGACAAGCGCCAGCGCGAGGCCGCCGCCGCGCGCATCGCGCAAGAGGCCCTGCAGGTGACCGCGGCGCCGAAGGCTGCGCCCGCTGCAGCCCCCACGCCGGCCGCCGCGCCGGTCGCGCCGCCATGGCAAGAGCCGGCCGCACCGGTGGCGCCGACGCTGAAGCTGGGCGTGATCTGCGAGCGGCTGGGTTTCACCATGACCGCCGCGTTCGTGGCCGACGTCCTGGGCGTCCAGCCGGCCGCCACTGAGAAGGCCGCGAAGCTCTACACCGAGGCGCAGTTCGGCGAGATCTGCCGCGCGCTCATCGAGCACGTCGCTGACGTGGCGGAACAGCACGCCGCCGCCTGAGCCATGAAGCGCTCCGCCATCCAGCGCTGCACCCCGCTGCGCACGAAGCCGAAGGCGCCGGCCGCTCCGCGCGAGCGGCGGCTGCCGGCCGTGCCAGTGGTGGCACCCAAGCCGCGCGCCGTCATGGCCGCGGCCGCCAACGACCCGCGCCCTGCGCCGAAGGCCGTCACCCACCGCGGTGGCGACTGGCTGGCGGCCGTGCGCAGCCTGCCGAACTGCGTCCTCTGCGGCGCACCCGGCGTGGAGGCGGCCCACCGCAACGAAGGCAAGGGCGGCGCTACCAAGGCGCACGACTGCTGGACCGCCGGCTTGTGCCGCGCCTGCCATCAGGCCATCGACCAGGGCAAGGACATGACACGCGATGAGCGGCGCGCCATGATCGACCGCGCCATCGTGCTGACGCTGGCCGAGCTGGTGCTGGCGGGGAAGGTGGCGGTGACCCGATGAGCGAGCAATGGCGCCCCGTCGTCGGCTACGAAGGGCTCTACGAGGTTTCCGACGCTGGCCGGGTTCGTTCACTGGCACGCACTGTGCGCGTCGGCGCCAGCATGCGTCCTGTCGCTGCCCGCATGTTGACTTGGCGCACTGATGACAAGAGCACCGGCTACGTCTACGTGTCGCTGTGCCGCGAGGGGCGCGAAAGGAAGGCTCCGGTCCATTTGCTGGTGCTGGCCGCCTTTGTCGGTCCTGCGGCCGGGCTCTGGGGCCTGCATCGCGACGGCAACCGGGCCAACCCTGCGCTCGGGAATCTGTACTACGGAACCCCGAAGGACAACAGCCAGGACATGGTCCGGCATGGCCGCTCGCAGCGCGGCGTGAAGGCCTTCAACGCACTGCTTGATGACGAGTTGGTGGGCTGGATTCGGGAATCGCGACAGTCATCGCTTGAACTGGCGCCTCTGCTCGGCGTGCACAGTTCAACCATCCGCGCTGCCCGACTGCGCAAGAACTGGAGGCACGTATGACCGGTCGCGCCTTGCTGCTGGATGACCGTGACCTGGTGCTCACCTGCCCCGGCACCCGCGAGGCGCTGCACGCCGCCGTGACGCAGCTGTACGAGCACGCGAAGCAGCGGATTGCCGGCGCGCCGGACAAGACCGACCCGGACACCGGCGAGATGGTCCCGCGCACCTGGCGGCTGGTGTTCGGAGAGGACGCCGACGACATCACCGTCAAGCAGCGCGGGTTCCTGCACGCCGCCGTGTTCCCGCAGATCGCCGAGCAGGTGCGTGTGAACGGCGAGCGCTTCACTGCCGAGGTGTGGAAGGAGTACTTCCGCCGCCTGTTCCTGCCCGACCGCTTCGTCATGCGCAAGTTGCCCGGCCAGAAGAAGGCCACGCCGCAGCGCGTGCGCATCAGCACCGAAGACCTGAGCGTCAAGCAGTACTCCGAGCACATCGACCGCGTCATCGCGCACGCGGTGGCTGAGTTCGGCGTGACCTTCCATTTCCTGGCGGAGGAGCGCGAGGCGGTGAGGTACCGCGCGCCGGCCCGCCGCCGCAAGACACAACCGAATACAGAGGAGAGCCAAGCATGATCACCCCCCGCGAGAAGGTGCGCGCCACGTTCCAGTCAGCCCTTGCCAACACCGGCCCTGGAGTCGAGTTCGCTGGAGCTGTCGACCTCGCCATCGAGCAGACCGCCCGCGAGCTGGGCCTGAGCGTCGAGGCTGTCGAAGATGCGCTGATCGAGGCCGAGCATGCGTAAGCGAGGCCGCCCGGCACGCCCGGCCCAGCCGTCTCGCCTGCTGTCAAAACTGGTGGTTGGCGTGCATGCTGACGACCAGAACCCGCTGCCGCAGCGCGAGCGCGACCTGCTGATGGGCTGCATGCACTCGGCGCTGGAATCCATCGCCCGCGGCCAGCACCCTGGCGAGGACGACTGGCGCCACCTCAGCGACGCCATTAACGTGGTGGAGACGCTGTTCCTGCGCGGCAACCTGGTGCGCGACGAGGTGCACGCCACCTGGGACGCCGCCTGCTACGCCATGGCGCGGGCCGGGGAGCGCTGGCACGCCTCGCAGGTCATGCGCATGGACGGCGAAGGGCTGCGCGCGGTGCGCGAATGTGTCGGGCACTACGCCCAGGCCATGGAGGGGCTGCCGGAGCGGGATTTCCTGCTGGCGGTCTACGAGACCCGCGAGCGCCTGGCCGCCATCGCCGCCGGGCGTGTGGTGTCGGATCGGGAGGTGGTGATCGTATGAACGCGATCGACCTCTTTGCTGGCGCAGGCGGGTTCAGCACTGGCGCCGCGATGGCCGGGTGCCAAGTCCTCTGGGCCGCCAACCACTGGCCAACCGCCGTGGAGTGGCATGCCGCCAACCACCCGGACACGCGGCACGCCTGCCAAGACCTCCAGCAGGCCGACTTCCGTGACGCGCCGGCCCACGACATCCTGCTGGCCTCGCCGGCCTGCCAGGGACACAGCAAGGCCCGTGGTACCGACAAGCCGCATCACGACGCGCAGCGGGCCACCGCGTGGGCTGTTGTGACCTGCGCCGAGGTCCACCGCCCGGCCGTGGTGCTGGTGGAGAACGTCCCCGAGTACGCGGAATGGGTGCTGTACCCGGCGTGGTGTGCCGCGATGCACGCGCTGGGCTACGCGCTGTCGCCAATGGTGGTCGACGCCGCTGACCACGGCGTGCCGCAGCACCGCCGCCGGCTGTTCGTGGTCGCAACCCGATCGCGCCACCCTGTCGAGCTGACGCTGCCCAAGCGTGAGCCGACGCCAGCCGCGCGTGTGATCGACTTCGGCGCCGGCCGATGGTCAGCGGTGCACCGCCCGGGCCGTTCGCCCGCCACGCTGGCCCGCATCGCAGCCGGGCGCCGCTGACCTGGGAGAGCTACACCTGGAAGCCCAGCATCCATATGCCGCGGGCCGCCAGCCGCATCACGCTGGAGATCACGGGCGTGCGGGTCGAGAGGCTGCAGGACATCAGCGCCGATGATGCGAAAGACGAGGGCATCAGCGAATTCATCGGCGGCTGGTGGTGCGAACACGACGACGCGGAGCAGATCGCCGGCATGACACCACAGGAAGGCTACCGCCACCTGTGGGAGCGCATCAACGGCCCCGGCTCATGGGACGCGAATCCCTGGGTGTGGGTGGTGGAGTTCAAGCGCGTGGAGGTGTCGCATGGCTGACCGCCTGGAGCCGGTGGCGCATGCCATCAGCTATGACGGATCGACACCGGATCGCCTGTGGCTCGATGGTGATGGACCGCTGCTGGATCTGGAGGTCGCCCGCCAGGGCGGCACGGCGACCAAGCTGCTCATCTACAACGCCGCCCAGCTCGCCGCCGCTGCGGCTCAGGCCAGGGCGGATGAGAGGGAGCTGTGCGCCTCGCTCATCGAGCAGATGACGTGTCGCAGGCGAGCCGCAAGGGCCGCGTTGAACGACATGCCTATCCAGCCGTGCGAGTTCGCCGCCGCCATCCGCCAGGCCAGCGAGCAGGCCGCTCCGGTGGAGGGCGGGGGATGATCGACGCCGCAGAAGCCGCCATGCTGCTTGGCATAAGCAAGCGAGCCGTCTACGAACTGGCCGCATCTGGAAGGCTCCCAGCCTACCGCCCGACAGCACGATCCGTCCGATTCGACCCCGCAGACGTCAACACCTACCGCCAGTCATGCCGATCTACTGGGACACCCGCAACAAGCGCTGGCGCTTTGAGTTCGACCGCTACATTGGCAGTCGCAGGCACCGGCTTACTCGACTGCTTCCGGCTGGCTGGAGTCAGGCCCAAGCTGACGCGTTCGACCGCCAGGAGTCAGGCAGGCTCTACGCACTCGCTACGGGAGCCGGAGGTACAGACCCGCTGATTGACGAGGCGGTCGCGCTGTACCTGCGCGACAAGCAGCACCTCAAGAGCTACCGCGCCACAGCGCAGCACCTGGCCGAAATCGCCTGGGCCTACGCCGGCAAGCCCATGTCGGAGCTGCCAGCCGTCGCCGCCGCCGTCGCCGAAGACCGCGCCGGGACGCGCGAGGGCCACACCCTCAGCCTGGCCACCGTGCGCAACCGCCTGGCCGTCCTCAAGGCGGCATGCCGGTGGGCGTGGAAGCGCCACGGCCTGACGACCAGCGACCCCACCGCGCGCATGCAGTTGCCCGTGGTGCGCAACGAGCGGCACACCTACATCACCCGCGCCGAGATGCTGCGCGCCTGCCGGGCCTGCACGAACTGGCAGACGCAGATCGCCATCCGGGTGGCGTTCTACACGGGCATGCGCCTGGGAGCGCGCCCGAGCCGCCGTGGGCCTGGAGCACGTCCACTTCCAG